GAGCGTGCTTTGGATGTTGCGGATAAAGGTTGCGTGCCCGTTGGCCAGCATCCAATCCGCGAGGGCGTTGCTGATCGACATTTGCGAGCAGCCAGTGTCCAACGTCATGTGATAGACGACGCTGCCGTTGCCCATCGTGACGTTGACATACTGGACGTTCGCTGAGCCAGGAATGTCATTGAGCGCAACCGCGAAACCGCCGCCCGCCGAAGGCATCGTCGCCGGCGGCGACCAGGGCTTTCCGTTGATGCCGGGCATCTCCACGCCTTCGTTGGGGTGGTTCTCCACGGGGGCTGGCGTGTAGACCGGCGTGGGCGCGCTGACCTGAGTCGGTGGCGCGTAGTCCGGCTCGTCGGCGGGGGCGGGCCCACAGTCGATATAGTTGCTGCCGACTAGCTTCTCCCCGTCGCGGTACACCGCCTCGGCATAGATCAAGCGCCCGTTATAATGCTCGATCGAGGCCCGCATCTGATTGCCGTTGCGCCAGCCTGTCCAGCCGACGCCGTTGCCCTTGTCGGCAATGTCGTATTGGCTCTCACGCATGACGGTCTGGCCGTTGCGCAGCACGTAGACGACCGACCATCGGCCATCGTCCTGGCGCGCCACTGTCGCGCTGACCGGCGGGTTGGAGCCGGCCTTTCCGCGCAACTGGTGGAAGCCGTCGTTGCATTGCAGGTAGGTTGATGCGTGCGCCGATTGGGGGCCGGTGAAGGCAAGCCCTGCGGTGGTGGCCAGCAGTGGGGCCACCAAAAGGACCCTTCTCATCGTCGTAGTCTCCAAGTTTAAAGTTCCTGATCTCGTCAGGCTGCGCCTCACGCAGCGACTAGTTGCCGAAGCAGTTGACGGTGTTGCCCCAGCGCGAGCAGGTGGCGGAATGTCCCGGCTCATACTGCGGGCCGCGCCACGGGAACGCCGCCAAGCGGCTGTCCGAGCGTCCGCACGTGTACGACAGCTTGTACCAAGTCACCGGTCCAGCGAGCCAGTCGGCAAAGATGCCGCCAGCATGGCTGTCGCTATCGATCACCTGATACGATCCGCCGCCACAAGTCTGCGCCGCTTGGTCGTAGCACTCGCCTTGGTCCTTGCACTTCGTTACGTGAACTTCGCCGCCACCTGGCGCGCGATACGCATGCGCTGCATGCGGCAGAGCAAAGTACAGCGCAGCGACAAGCGCAGCGCCAACCGTCTTGGTCTTGGTCATAGTTTGGTCCCTCGTCATGTGTGTCGTTCGAGAGCGAACCATTCGCTCTCTGATGACAACGTTGTGGCACTGTTCAGGCACTGAGGTTTGCGCTTGCAGGCCAAACGGCTGCCGGATCAGGCCAGGGGGCGCGGGGCGTTTATGGGCCGTCGATCGCCGCCGTCTCACCACGCCTACGGAAGACAGGGGCCCGGGGGCCTTGTCCAAAAATATCGCTTCACCGAGGTGCGGGCGCGGGGTCTCCGAACGCTTGCTAACTGCCCACATCTGCGATCGAACCCGCCGCACCGCTCGGCTATCGCCTGACACCTGCCGCAACTTGGGATAACCTCGCTCGTATGCCGCGCAAGTCCCCCGCCGCAATCACTTTGCTCGAGCCGCGAGGCCAACGCCTCGAGCCGCCTCTCGGGCTTTCCGAAGCGGAGCGGGCGGCCTTCGTCGCTGCCGTTCGGAGCGTCAAGCCGGGTCATTTCGCCGCCGAGGATGTGCCGCTCCTGACCGCTTATGCCGCCGCCATTGTGCAGGAGCGGGCGATCGCTCACGAGCTTGAGGCGGCTGAGGAGAAAGATCGCTTATGGACCGCTCACGGGCGCGTTGCCGGAAGCCTGACGAGGCTGGCGAGGGCGCTCCGCCTGGGGGCGATGGCGCGGGACCCGACCCGTAGCCGCCGCCGTCCCGGCACGGTCGAGCCGAGCGGCGAAATGCCATGGGAGTACCTGCCCGGCGAGGTTAAGCCCAATTGACCCGCGCGGAGCGCAATATCTCTTGGTGCGAGGCTCATCTCCATTTGCCGGAAGGGCGTTTCGTCGGCCAGCGGCTCGAAATGGCCGAGTTTATGAAGGACGATTTCCGGGCGATCTATGACAACCCGCACGGAACCCGTCGAGCGATCATTTCGCGTGGCCGCAAGAACGCCAAGACCTCCGAGTGCGCCTTCATCCTGCTTCTGCATCTGTGCGGTCCGGAACATCGGATCAATTCGCAGATGTTCTCCTGCGCGCAGAGCCGCGACCAGGCGGCGGTCTTGTTCAGCTTGGCGGCAAAAATCGTGCGCTTGTCGCCGAAACTGCAGCCGGTGATCCAGATCCGGGACACCGCCAAAGAATTGCTCTGCCCGGCCCTCGGCACGTCCTACAAGGCGCTGAGCGCCGAGGCGTCGACCGCTTATGGTTTGTCGCCGGCGCTCACGGTGTTCGATGAGCTTGGCCAGGAGCGTGGGCCGCGCAGCGCGCTTTACGAGGCGATGGAGACGGCCACTGCGGCGCAGGCTGATCCGTTGACCATCGTCATTTCAACCCAAGCGCCCGATGATCAAGACCTCTTGTCGATCCTGATTGATGACGCTCTCGCCGGCCATGACCCGACGACTGTCTTGCGCCTCAATACTGCGCCGGATGACGCGGACCCGTTCGACGAGCAAACCATCCGGCTGGCCAATCCGGCCTATGACGTGTTCATGAACACGCGGGAAGTTATGAGCATGGCGAGCGACGCCAAACGCATGCCGGCTCGCGAAGCAGCGTTTCGTAACCTCGTCCTTAATCAGCGTGTCGAGGCAGAAGAGCCGTTCCTCGCCGCGGCGCAATGGAACGCATGCAGCGGTGCGCCGGCCGATCTCGAAGGGCGCGAAGTGTACGGCGGGCTCGATCTGTCGAGCGTCAGCGATCTTACTGCGCTGGTTCTGATCGGGCGCGATCTCATGACCGGGATATGGAGCGCCAAGCCGGTTTTCTGGCTGCCCTCGGAAGGTTTGGCGGCGAAGGCTCAGGCCGATCGCGTTCCCTACGATCTATGGGCTAAGCGAGGCTTGCTGATGACCGCGCCAGGCGCGACGGTTTCATACGAATATGTGGCGCAATACTTGTGGCGCGAAATCTTCGCCAAGCATCATGTGGTTAAGATCGCGTTCGATCGCTGGAACTTCCGGCACTTGAAACCGTGGCTTCTCGAAGCTGGCTTTTCGGAAGCCGCGATCAAGGAGAAGTTCGTCGAGTTCGGCCAGGGAACGCAATCAATGTCGCCGGCGCTGCGCGAGCTTGAAGCCCTCGTCGTTGATCGCAAGCTCAGGCACGGCGGGCACGCTGTTCTGAATATGTGCGCGGCCAACGCGGTGATCGAAGGCCCCGACGCGTCGAACCGGAAACTATCGAAAAAAAGATCGTCGGGGAGGATTGATGGCCTGGTCGCGCTGGCGATGGCGATCGGGGTCGCGCCGTTGACGCCGACGCGCTTCGACGTAAACGCGTTAATCGGATAGCGGCGATGAAAACTTCGGATTGGGACGATCCGACGATCCGCGCCATTGGCCGGCGCTACGCCGCCGCCTACGATCTCGCTTCGAAGCTTCACAATTACGGCGCCGACGCCGCCGCTCTCCTCAAGCCGCACGATCCGATGCGGCCCCGCGACGTCTGCCTCCCGGCAATGATCGCCGATGTGGTCATGGCGGTTCTGCTCACGCTGCCGCGCCCGGATTGGGCCCCGGATCAACCCCTCGCGGAGAACGTCACAGCGCTAAGGAAGCGCTTGGCGTGACGGAGCTAAAGCGGGGCGGAGGACGTTACATTGTCACGTCCTCTCTTGCGCCCGCGTCGCCTCATTATACGCCGTCGCGCTGTGGCCCTAGAAACCCATGAGAAGCTCGCTGGCGGCCCTCTAACGTCGCCGGCGGAAACAAATGCCCGAAACGGTCTCGTCGGGCCGCAGCGGGGGTCAGCGCAAGCCGGTGCGCGCCAGGCGCGGCCCTACCGCCAGAGCTTGCCGAGCGCCAAGCCGACGCCGAACGCGACGACGAGCGCGAGGACAAGCCGCAGCGGCGGCCTTCCGGCCCGCCGCGAGCGCCAAGTTCCCGCCGCTGAAAAAATGTGCAAGACGCCGTCGGCATTTTCCACAACATAGCGGCGGCTCCCGCCGAGCTTGCCGAACGCCGTGGACGCCCTATGACTTGTGGACCGAGCAAGAATATCTCGAAACGACGCCCGGCGCGTCGATCTCTTACGAGTTCATCGCCGAGCGCCTGAAGGATGTATTCGAGGACTATCATGTGACGAAGATCGCTTTCGATCGATGGAACTATCCTCACCTGCGGCCGTGGCTAGTGAAAGTAGGTTTTTCAGAACAACTCCTCGAGCGGACGTTCGTCGAGTTTGGGCAGGGCTTCAAGTCGATGAGCCCGGCGCTGCGCGACCTCGAGAGCCCCGTCTTGGGGCGGAAGCTTCGGCACCGCAATCATCCGGTTCTCACTATGTGCATGGCCAACGCGACCGTCGAGCGTGACGCCGCCGGAAATCGCAAGCTGTCAAAGAAGCGGTCGTCGGGGAGGATTGACGGCGCGGTGGCGCTTGCCATGGCGATCGCCGCCGCGCCTGCGGCCTGGACGGCCAAGGTGGACATCGCGGCGTTGATCGGTTGAGCGCCGAGTTACCTGCTGCCTAACTGA